AAATATCATCTAAACACGCTTTATTCATTATTAAATATGGATTGTTTTTATCCTTGCTAACTCTTATTACTGACATACTACACCTCTAAAAGTTTTAAAATAGTAGATTCTTTAATTAACCACTTGCCACCAATTTTAGTTGCTTCAATTTCGCCTCTACTTAACTTTTGTGCCAAATAAGCAATGTTGTAGTGAAGTATTTCGGCTGCTTGCTTTACTGTGTATGTTTTCATTTGTTCACCTCATAAACTTATAATACCACATATAAAAACATAACACAACATATTTTATTAATATAATTAATAACAAAAAAAGTAGTATAATTAATAAGGGGTGATAAAATGGAATACATTGGTTTTATAAAGTTCAACTAGAAAAACATTAACAAAAATTCATTACCAGGGAACAGCCTAACACAAATATGTAAGATGCCAAACATAACAGAAGGTAATTTAGGAGCAAGATGTTTGCTAACCAATTACGGCAGTATAGCAGAAGAAATCATAATGTCTGACAGTTTTGGAGAAATGACAGTAGTTAAATAGAAAAAAAGCGGGGCAATTACGCCATGCTTTTTATTCTTTCTCAATCCACCAACTATGTTCTTTTTATTTATCTTTAATTTTCAAATTAGTAGTAAGATCAATAAATTGTTGTTCTGTCAGTCGTATTTCCGCTTTAATTAATATCTTTTCTAAGTTTTTTGTATTTGATACTGTTTCATACTTAACATATATAGGCCTATGCATTTTAATAGTTGTATTTTTAACTCCGTACGAATATGATAATCCGCAAAATACGAATACAATTACAACTATTAAAATATAATTAACTATTATTTTAACTTTATTGTTAACTAACATTTTAACCCCCTAATGCTTCATCATGCTATAAATTGATATTAATATAGCAACTGCCGATATACAGGTAGTTATTAGATACTGGTTTGAATCTTTGCGATCCTTTAACTCATCAACAAGTGAACTAACGGAACTAGCAAGCGTAGACAAAATAGTCTCTAATGTCCTAATGCGTGGCTCGTGTTGCAATTTTTCACTTTCCTCCGATCTTACTTTTATAGTTGCCACGTCAACTGATAGGTCATCCAACTTACGCGATATTCTTTCTGCTAAAACATTATCCATCCTTACCTCCTATTAATATATATTCCATCCATCGTTACTAGTTGCAAAAGGATCGTTGCCTGCATTAATTTGAAAAACCTTATTTGGATAATCAGCAATTAAGTAATTCCAACTTTCACGGGCGGTTCTAATTTCTGCATCGTTACCTGTTAGGATTCCGTCTGATACCATGTTAGTTAACTTTGTTTTATTGATAGACAATGTTGCATCTAAATTATTAATACGTTGTTGTTTTATTTCTTCCTGCGTTATTGGTACTTGCACTTGTTGTATTGGTTGTTCAACAATAATTTGTTTTTCTTTTAATTCTCCGTTAATATATTCATATTTTGTCCAATCAATGGGATTACCGTCACCAAAGGTTATATATCCATCAGGTTTGTTATTAACATCTGTGTGAATTAATTTACCTTCATTAAATAGATAATAATATTTATCCATTATATCCCTCCTACCATTGCTTGGTTTTTATTTTTTGCTACGCCATCCCATGCAGTATAACCACTTGGTACTGTAGTTGGATTGCAGTTTAGTGTTGCTATGCCGTTATTCGCTCCACTTGCGTATCCCAAGAAGGGGAATAGTGCCCCATTGGGCAATGTCGTAAAAGCATTAGCTCCGTTTGCAAAGAAAACGCCATTTTTGCTAAATTTAATGGTTCTCTTATCTAAATCAACAGCTACGCCTATAACATCACCAGTCACAAAAATAGTACCATATGCTAAATTGCCTGGATATATAGAACCATTAAAAGGTGCTATGCTTCGTTGATTAATATCAGTTTCCTGATCTTGATTGAGATTTAATGTCGTATTTGCCACACCCATTAACATGGCATTTCCACCTGCTCCAGTCCCTCCATTATGTATAATATCAAAACACCAAGAACCAGCAGAATGAGAAGTTGTCCCCCTTACACCTGTAGCAGCGGAAACCTGCGCTGTTAAACTATTATTAGACAATATAACTCCTGCGCTTTTGTCTGCAGGATTCCACGTTGTAATCATTACCTATTCACCCACTTTTGATTGCACAAAATTTGACAAGTTGATAATCCATCTCCGCTAACCGTATAAGTAAATAGATCATCACTTGTACCTGTTACCGTTGCAGAATAGGTTAAAGTACTTTTGCCACTAGCTGATATCGATATCGTACCGACTGTAGTTACCCCTTGTTTGACCGTAATAGTTGTTGCTGTACTTGGTGTACCAATGCAATAAAAATCAGTTGTAGCCATTGTTCCGTTCCTACAAAGCGGTATTGTGATTATTTGACCTGCCGTAGTAGGATTTGCTAATATAAATTGTTGTATCCATTGTTGGTTATTTAATGATTCTAGACTTTTAGCTGGTGCAGTTCTAGCATCTGATTTACCAGTAACTAGTTTTTGTAAACTAATAATGCCAGTTAAAAGAGTTGTTAGGTTTCCGCTATATGACGAAAGTAACGTTGCATCGGTTAAAGTCCTATTGCCAATTGCCAAGTCAGTCGCAGAATTATTAGCAATTGTATCTGCCAATGTTGCATGATTTACAATTCCATCATCATTAGTGTCGTAAACTGTTTTTAACATATCTCCTATTCCTGTACCGTCTGCACCTTTTGCAACACCTGCATCGATAGTGGATGAATCGCTAAATGTTAATATTAAATGACCAGATCCATCGATGTTAGCACCTGTAATACTAACACCATTGGTTCCATTTGCCCCTTTAACAAGTCCAACATCAATAATAGTACTATCCGTTAAGGTAATCAATAAATGACCACTGAGGTCAATTGAAGCACTAACAATGCCAATTCCGTTATCACCATTAGAGCCATTTAATCCCGCAAAGTAAGTAAGTCCATTCCACGGAGTAACTCCATTTCCTATTTTCATTTTAATAGGTGTAGTATCTAAAGTGAACGCTAATTCCCTTTGTACTAATATAGGGTTAACGGATTGCCAATTTGATTCTATATCACCACGCATCTGAATTATATCAGCCATAATAAACCTCCTTTAAATTTCTACTTTACATGAAAATTGAACATCACCAGCAACTGATAAGAAATATACTCCGAATTTTATTGTTATATTTGTTGCATCTACTGCTAATATTTGATTAGGTATTACATCAAACATTCCGCTATTAGTTCTAGCGGTAACAGTGCATTTCCAGATAGATGGAGTAGAAACGCATCCATGGGAAATAGTACCTGACTTTTGACCATCGCTGGAAACAGCTACATTTCCAACGGCATATCCATCTGTTTTTAATCCTGTGTTATTTGACCATTTAAATTTATTCAAACGATCTGTTCCGGTAACTGACAGAGTTCCTACTAATTTGTTGTTTGATATAACGAAAGGTCCACCACTTGCTCCGTCAGTTAAAGCTAAACAAATATTACTGTTAATATGCTTACCATTTGTTATTGATACGTTTTTAGTTTGATTATACAAACAATCGCAGTTTGTTATATTGGTAAAACTGTTATTATCTTCTGTTACGTTATCAACCCAACTACCTAAATTTATTCCGTATCCACTGTACCCTATCTTATTATTAGAAATAACTATGTCGTTTATCGCAGTTGGCGTTGACCCTGCATAGATACCTACGCCTGTACTTCCACCAGTTGCAGCAGCTATATAATTACCATTGATTACAGCTTGCTGAACACCAGTTATTCCACCATTTAAATAAATACAAGAACTTCCGCATTGATCTAACATATTATTAGAAATATTAATAAATAATACATCTTGAACATTAACTTGGTACGATCCAGTGGTTATTAAAGTGCTATCTAATAACCATATTCCTTCTGCTCTTGCACCTACAACAGAAGAAGCAACCTTTACACCTTGTCCGATTCCTCCCATATATGTACGTCTTACACCAGAATTTATTAATATTCCAGCTGTTGTTCTGCGTACGTGTACGCAATACGCACTAGCATTAGTATTTGTCATATAGCAATCTTCTATAAATGTATTTGAAGAATTTATTTCTATTATATCAGAAGAATTACTTGTTAAGTTTTCAAAATAACATTCAACAACTTTATGCCCTAATCCATTTTGGAAATTCATAATTTTACCAGAAGTTCCACCATGTTTTAATGCAATTCCAACAAAACTAGCAAAGTAATTTGCAGTAACATTAAACATATCACCTGCATTAGTTTTGTATATCATTGTTGATTGTGACCATGATTGCCCACCGACAAGCGTAGTGCTGTTTACAGAGATATTCAACGTAGATGTTACCCTATATATACCATCTGGGAAATATATTGCACCTCCTGCATTTAATGCTGCTTGAATAGCACTTGTATCGTCTGCTATATTGTCACCAATTGCACCATAATTCTTAACACTATTAATTTGACTATTCCACCTTGTCTTTTCAAAATCAGTTACAAACCTGTTATTTAAATCCTGCGATATAATGCTTGGTGGATGGGTTAATGGGTGAATATATCCTTCATAATATCCCATATCATTCCATCTAGTAATTCCATTGCCTATTTTTTGTTTCCAAGGAACAGTATCTGTTACATATCCGATTTGTCCATCAGCTAGAATAGGATTAGCACTAGCCCATTCCGCTTCTATGTCTCTCCTTTGTTGCATTATATTACCCATTGGCTCCCCCTCCATCATACTTTTGCTTGTCTAAATAAACGCTTCTAGAATTTCCACCATCAATAGATTTACTATCAATAGTACCAAACTTAATAGTATTTTCTAGTGCTGTTCCGTCTTCATTCCACCCTAGTACATAACCTGCTACTGGATTTGGTAGCACTTTACTTACTGAATCTTCGGAAGTAACCGAGAATTTTAATGTCCTGCTTAATTCATCATGTAATTGTTGGTCAATAATAGTTGACTTATCCAATGATCCTTCAACTGTTTTTGCAAAGTACGCCCCTTGATTTGGTAGTGTAACCTCTTGCGTAATTGGTACTTGTCTAAAAATAGTTATTTTTGTAGTTGAAGCAATAGCTGATCCAGTTATTGGATATATAACATATCCACTTGATACGTTTACAGAGTAATTAGATGTTAATAACGTGTCAATTCCTGTTTCTATATCTGTTAAAATAATTTGCAGGTCGCTAGATTTGAATATTTTAAATGTAAATGGGAATTGTTTGGTTAATGAGTTTCCTATATATGTTATTTTATTGGAACTATTTGTAACTGTCATGTATATTCCTCCTTGTTTATTTATAATTATACAGTATAATCAATGAATTATACATGTAAATTTATTTGACAATACGTACCGAGTACGATATAATAACGAATGAGAGGTGATAATAAATGCAAACAACAGACAGGATGGAAATAAGATTACCAAAAGAACTAAAAAAAGAATTTAAAAAATGGTGTGACGAAACCGTTACAACTCCAAGCGATGAAATTAGACGGTATATTGCTAGATTAATTAAGAAAGAAGGTAAATAATATGAATGAATTATTAACAATAGGAAATAATAACAAAGCGGTAACTAGCAGTAGGAAAATTGCTAAAAATTTTGGTAAAGAGCATAAGCACATAATGGAATCAATAAGGGTATTAGAAACTCAAATTAGTACGGTCGAATTTTCGACCCTATTTGAAACAAGGAGTTACGTAGCTTCAAACGGAAAAGTAAACCCAGAATATATTATAAACAGAGACGGATTTACATTGCTTGCAATGGGTTTCACTGGTAAAAATGCTACCGAATGGAAGATGAAGTATATCAAAGCGTTTAATAGTATGGAAAAGAAATTAACAGTTATTTATGAAAATGAAGTTAATAGTAAAATTAAAGAATTAAATACCACATTAGACGAAGTAAAACAATATTACAGGTTTCCACATTCGGCAAAGATCAACTTTAACAAGCGTATAAAATCAAAGCTCGGCGAAGAATGTACAAAATCGGAAGTAGAAGACGTTAAAGAATATGTATTTACTTTATTGGCAATTGACACTTGGGAAGATTTGCCGTTAGACAAGCGAACTAATGTGATTGATTTAATTGATAGAAGATGTAATATTATTGTAAATACTCGTAAAAACTTATTTAATTGGGATAAAATGTAGTATAGTTTAAATAAAAAAAGGGGGGTGATTTTAGGTGAGTTGTTTAGTAGGATTGCTATGCAGTATAATAACAGTATTAATAATGCCATGGGGAAAGGTTGGCCCTTTATTTGGAGCGATAATGGCAACAGCGGTATTTTATATAGCTACTATATGGTGTAGTATTGAAATGGATGAAAATTAGAGAGCGAATTAACGCTCTCTTTTTATTTGCCTAATGCTTTTAAAATTATAGCATTATGTTTTATTTGTAATTCATCAATTTTAGATCTCTTAGTATCAGCATCTAGTTTTGTATCTGCTAAAACTAATTTAACCTTCTTGTAATTATCTTGTAGTTTTTCATTTGCCGTTCTATATTTTCTTAATTCCCCTGCAACTACTCCTTTCTTACCAGTTTCATCGTGTTCCTGTTCTAATGTTTTCATTTTGTCATAAAATTGTTCTGTACTTTGTGATAGTTTACCTGCATTTTTACTAAATAATGTTTTAATTACTGGTTGTTCTGTAAATTGTTTTGTAGGTAATTCATTTTTAGTACCAGATATTTCATTAATCATTTTATCAGCACCTAATACCATAAACCCTGCAAGACCGCCACCTATATTGGAAATTGCATTATCAATTAACATTGGAGATTTATTTGTTTTATCTCCTATTAATTTAGCTGTTTCGGATGTGTAAGAGTTAAATTGCTTGCTTGGTGTTGTATTTTTCAATGATTGCGGTACAATTTGTTTCTCTTTGAATACAGAGTAGCCACTAACCCATTCTCCAACCGTTAAGGCTGTAGTAGGAATTAAGTTAGGAACAAAACTACCACCAGTATTTTGCAAAAACTTTTGTATGCTTCTAGGATTAACATTATACATGTGTCTAATTGCTTCTTCGGTAGTATTGGCAAACGTATTAAGTCCTAGTGGCTTTGGTATTCTTAATAATTTATCGCCAGTTCTAATAATCCAAAAAGTATCTTTTTCATAATCAGGAAGTTCTTGAATATCTTTGTCGTTTAATCCTAGTAAAGTAATAACGACAGTTGGCAATACCAAGGCCATAGTTATTTTTTTACTAACTCCTTTAGGGTCTTTGTAAAATTCGCGGGCCATTTTATCAGTACCTTGGATTGCAGCATTGAAGAACGGTATCATTTGATTAATGACTTGACCTTCTGATCCATGACGTGAAAAGTTAAGTGTAATTTCTTGCGCAGCTAATGCAGCTTCTTCGATTGATTTACCTGCTTTTTTTGCTTTCATGTATTCGCCTAGTCTTGTGCCTGTCTCTGACATGTCGGTTAACCATTGTAATCCTCCTAGTAATGATCTAAACGCTTCTTTAGGTAATTTTGATGGTTCTATAATTGCTGTTTTTCCCATAGTTTTAATAGATTCAATTGGATTTTCAAATGACTTACCTTTCATAGCATCTTGTATTTTTGTATTCATAGCTTGTCTATCGGAGTTTAGGTATGACGACATTATTGCACCGCTTGATTTGTACTCATTGTACATTTTTTCATTACCAAACATTGCAAATACACCTCGTACAGTATCAACAACGGGAACAAATCCATGTTTTGAATATACATATGCTTCTAATGTATCTTTAATCGGATTCTTAATAAAGAACTCTGGACTTAAAATTGCCCCTGTACGCAACCATTTTGCTTGATATGACATTAGCTTTACCATTGCATTACTACTTGATTCACTCACTGACATAATTGCTCTGTAGTATTCTGGTTCTGTGGCGTATGCCTGTTTTTTACCACCTGTCATTACTGTAAATATGCTATTTTTAGCATCTGCATCGCCTGGTACTTTTTCAACAAAACGTCCTGCTCCGTTAACGTCTGATAATTTAACAAACGCTTGGGCTACCCTATTCCTTTCAATAACATTTAACGTCGAATATGTGTCGATTATAGCTGATTCAAGGGGACTAATAACCGATCTAGCTGATCCGTATTCAGTTAGCTTTTGTTGCTTATCTGAAATGTTACCAAATCCTTCTCCTTTTCCCTTGCCTTTTACTTTTGACACTGTGTCCTCGAAATCTCTAGACATATGTGCATAGTTTTGATTATTTTTTTTCATTTCTGCATATTCTGTTGCACTGGTTAATCCTTCTGCAACTCTCATTCTCATAATGTTATCATTGTAATTATAAAAGTCTTGTGCAATATCTTCAAATTCCTTAGGTGAATCTTTTAAAACAATTGCAGCATCTTCCTTACTCATTGAACCTACATATTTTTCTTTAGTTTTTTGTATTTCTGTTTGGCGTTTTGCAACTAAATAAGTGTCAAATGCTTCATTCCAATTTTTAAAGTTTCCTTCTTTTAGGAATGTTTGATATTTTTTGTCTGTTACTTCACTACTGATTCTATCTATAATTGATCTAAAAGTTACATCGTGAACCAATGCACCACCAAAATGAACGTTTAACAATTCAATAGCCATTACAGGATTTAATTCATTTACTATAATATCAGCTTTAGCCATTGCGGAATTGTTTGCCAATCTTGCTAATTTTTCTGGATTATCTTTTGTTCCTAATTTAGTACCAGTTGCTTTTTCAAACGCTTTTACAAATCTAGTTAATCCAAACTTATCATCTACCATTTTTTCGTAAAACTTAACTCCGACTTCCTCTGCACGTTTTAAAATTGTATTTTCGTGTTCATAGCCAAATGATAATCCACTACGAGCCCTTGCAATAGATGGTTGTGCATACCATGCTCGAATCTTATTACCAATGTTTTCTACCGACTTAAATAGTTTTTTATCAGCGGATAACTTAGCAACAAATTCTGGGCCATAACTAGGGAAATTATTTAATGCTTCTTGCTTATTGATTAGGTATTGCCTAGTAAACTCTGCAACTCCTTCTGCTCTGCGCTGTTCTGGTGTATATGAGTCGTATTCTTTTGCTCCTGACCACATTTTATCAGCGGTTCCTATTAATTCAGCATCGTGACCAGTGATTTTTAGTTTTGAATCTACATGATGACCTATTTCGTGGGACATTGTGTCAAAGTCACCATAGTTTCTTGTTCTTGCAACTCCTGCTTCTGTTTTATATAATCCCTCATAGGTTTTAACGCCTAATCTTCCTGTTCTTGCAGGAACTAAAGCATTAATGTCTTTCATTATTTCAGTTCTTGTTACTGGTTTTTCATAAGTTGTTTCTGCAGGAATTACAGTTGATTTTCCAAGTGATCCTTGTTCTCCTTCTTTTAACTTTGCAATAATAGCAGTGGTTTCAGTTGGATATTTTTCAACTAATGCAGGATATTCTTTTAACACTTCTTGTGGCACAAGTTTTTCATCTTTAATAGCTTGTTCTATAATTTGTTCATGTGTTTTTAATTGTTCTGTTGTTAATTCTGCTACTGGTTTTTCTTTGGTAATATTATCATATTGATCTTTTGTCATTTCCCATGGTTGCTTAGTTGCTAAGTCTGTTAAATCTTTAGTAGCAGATTCTGCAGAAATCTTATCTTGTTCAAGTTGATACTTTTCTCTTGCTGTTAATTCTGTTTTTTGTACATCTGAAACAACTTTACTTTCTGGTGATCTTTTAATACTTTCCATAATTTTATTTACATAATTTTGCGTTTCTTTATATGGAGGAATGCCATTGTATTTTAATACTGCATTAGGTCCTGCATTATAAGCTGCCAATGCCTTTTCTGTATCTCCACCAAATGTTTCTAATTGCTCTTTTAAATATTTGGCTCCACCCATAACGTTACCGCGAACATCGTGAGGATTAACACCTAATCCCTCTGCAGTATCTGGCATTAATTGCATTAAACCAATTGCGCCAGTTGGAGAAACCGCATCTGATTTAAAACTGCTTTCTTGTTTCATTACTGCTGCGATTAGTTCTGGTGATACTCCATATTTTTGAGATGCTTCTAAAATTATATCTTTATAACTACTAGCTTCTGTCAATGCAGGGTGTTCATATGCTGTTGCTTTAGGTAACTCACCAGTAAAATCAGCTAAATGTAAATGTAATCCACTTCCTGTGTCATGATATAGCACTTCTCCCCATCCTGCATCAATAGCCTTTTGTTTAATCAATGCCTGTTGTTCTGGTGTTATAATCCCAACACCTAAGTCTATTGCCCTGCCGTCTAAATGATGTGACGTAGGAGATCCTCCTGATTCTGCATTGACTTCTGGTGTTCTTTTGCCAGAGGTAATAACTGGTTCTATTCCAAATTCGCTTCTTAATACCTCTCCAAACGTATTGGCAGCTACTTTTGTATTATTTTCAACCCCTACATAATCAGATGTTTCAGGACTTATTTCTAATTGTTTTGCTTGCTGTGTAGTTGTTTCTCTCTTTACAGGAGTTACTTGCTGTTCTGATTGTTTGTTTGCTCTATACGACGCTAACTCATCTTGCAACGTTACACCTTGTTCATTTACATGCGGAACAGTCTCAATAATTGGTGTACCTTCTGGTGTAACACCGGCTTGTCGCGATTCTCTTATTTTAGTTATACCTTCAATTGCACCTTTGCCCATTAATAGCGGTGGAATTATTGACATTAATCCGCTACCTGTTGTGGATATTGGTCTATTATAAAACTGTTGTCGTAAATCTGGTTGATTATACCAATCAATTGCACCTCCGACAGTGAAATCGCGTATTACTTTTTGAACACCATTCATTTTTCCATCTGCAATTTGTTTTTGGGCATTGACTTCCTCTTGTGAAAAACCTTCTTTTGGAGTTGCATTTCCATATTCATCAACATTAGCCATTGTTCTTAATTTTGCTTGCTCTACATTTCCTTCTTGATATATGTTTTTAATATCAGTTGCCATAAACGGTAATGATGCTATACCTGCTGTCTTACTAACCAAAGATAATGGCAATGCCACTGGCTTAACTGTTTGATCCATAAAGTCAGATGTTGCCTTACCTGCATATTCTACATTTGCTTTTTGTTGTTCTGGTGTTGTTTGCGCAGAAGTACCTGGACCACCATATAATTGATCTTGTGCTGTTTGCACTTCTTTAGCACCTTGAATTGCACCAATACCCCAGTTTTTAACCGTATCCCTAACATCTTCAAATGCTCTAGTAAAAAGACCTTTTTCTTCTGGTGGAGGTGTAGGTTTTGGTCTATTTGCTCTATATTCCGCTAAATCATCTGATATGTTACCCACTTACTCACTTCCTTCTGTTAGATATTTCTCCTGTATGTCTGCATCTGACCAATGCTTATCATATTTTAAATGTTTGTATTCATCCATTGTTAACACTTCCTTAGGTTTAGCGTTAGGATTAAAACCTCCACCACTAGTGAAAACCCAATAATCTGTTAACATTGCAGATGATTTATTAAAACTTTTTTGTTGTTCGTCTGTTATTTCCCCAACATCTTTAATTTTCTTTTCATATAATGCAATATTTTCTAAATGTCCTTTTAATGATTCCCTTTCAAAATTATGCCAAAATGTTTGATCTGGGGTAGGCTTTTCAAGTGCCTTAAATTTTGCTGTGGCTCGTTCTAATAATGTAATTTTTTGAGCCATTGTAACATTTGAATTATTTATAATTTTTTTAGATTCTTCTAATGTATTAGCACTCCACATTTGTGTTAATGTTGCTTCTTCTGTTTTCTTTTTATTTTCGTTATCATATCTTCGTAAATCAACAAATTTTGCCTGTAAATCAGCAGAATAACTTTTAAAGTTAGGATCTTTACCAAATGCTTTTTCCAACTCCGCCATTGCTGGTTGCTCATTTAGTCCATATTTACCTACCAATGAATCTGTTATTTGTTTAGACTTAATTGGCAATGCTTTTTTATTAATTGATTCGTTAAAAATGTTAATTGATTTTTGATCCACTTTGTCACCGTATCGGATGACTGCTCCGCGCGCTCCATTAATATCATTTTGATCTAATGCGGTTTTAACCATACCAGCTAATACACCGTCACTATATTTCTTAATGTTTTCGTTAATTGTTTCGTTAGGTAATCCTAATATCATTCCCTTAGTTGTTTGGCTTTTAATACCCATTCTTATAGCATTATCAGCTACTTCAAAATTATTATACGCGGTTGATGCTATATCTAAGTTATTTGCAGCTACCGAATCAGACGACTGTATAGCTGCAACTTTAGTTTGTTGCGACTCATGGTTCATAGTTGTATTTTGAAACGATTGTAATTGTGGTTCAATAGCTTTCATAAATGAATTTTTCTGTACATCATTAGTAAACATTTTAGATTTTTTTTCAATAATTTCATCACTTAATTTTTTAGAAGTTGCAGTAATACCTTTTGAATTTATGCCTTGTGTGTGTAGTAATCCAGTATCAGCATTATAATGCAAATCGCTTATCTCTTTTGCGCTGCTTGCCAATGCTGTTTGCACTGCTGATAAGTTATCTTCATGTTGTTGTTGGACTTGCTGATCGTTTAATTCTTTTCCGGCATATTGTAATGATTCACCTATTCCACCTAATGCTTGTGCTGTTCCTGCTCCGTATGCTGTTGGGCTAGCGGATGAACTTGCCATTACTCCAGGCAACTGTTGTGCTTGCGAAACTGGTGTATATCTCTGAACGGTAGCCATTATTTAAATCCCACCTTTTTGCGCTTGCTGTACATTTCTTGTTGCTTAGTTGCACCAGTAAGCAATGATCCTACGGCTCCCATATACCCTGCTGTTTGTGCATTGCTTGCGGATGCTCTAGCCGAACTTGCTTGGTTTTGATAATTGGTTTGTTCTGCTTGATATCCCCATGTTTGTTGTGCTGCGTTTCTACGTGTTGCCAGTGCATCAATATTACCTTGTGTGCTAGTTTCTGTCAGTATGTCCAATGGTGATCCTGTGGCTATATCTAAACCACTAGCAGATAATCCTACTTTCTGTTGACCTGCTATTTGTGCTGTTCTATTTCTAACTCGTTGCTCCTCTTGTGCTCCTGCTTGTGCTGAAATTTCTGCCTGCTTACTTGCGGTTGCAGCATTTTGCTCTGCTGCCTTTGCTTGTGCGGAATACGCATCTGATTGTGCTTGTCCCTGTGAAATGCTTGATACAGCACCAAATGCTGCGCCTAATCCTGAAAGTAATTCTGGTCCTACACACATATTTTCACTTCCTTTTCCAAAAGTTATGTACTTCAATTTGTTTTATACCTAATAAAGATACAGGTTCTATGTTAAAATCTAGCAGTTTAAGCCACTTTAATATAAAAATATTACCTTTTTGCGTATAATTATGCAAGTATCCATATTTATCTAACCATTGTTTAACTAGTTTTTTACTTAGTTTAAAAAATGATATTGGCAATGATGTTACTTCATTTGTAAATAGCATCCATAATGTAACGCCTGTGCTGTCAGGTATTAACCCAACAACACAGAACACTTTACCATCATCCATTCCAACTATGCACTCACATGAAGCGTAGAACGATTCCTTTAATGCCACTAATACATTTACATTAGCAATTGATAAAATCTCGCCTACGTCTTCTGTGCGCATTTTAGTAGCAACATACTCAATATCTTCTATTGTTGCTATTCTGCTATTCATTTTTATTATCTTTTAAATAAAACTTTTCTTGTGCGGTATGCAAAGATTCAGCATATTTATTCGCGCTTTCTGGATTACTAAACTTTCCTAAATGTTTACCTGTTTTATAGTATAAGTCTACTGCTTCTTTATCAGACATTATTTTACCATCATCGCTAACAGTTGGAATTAATATTTCTGTTTTTCCGTCATCGCTGAAACTCATAGATCTAACAGTACTAATGGACCCATCTTTATTTTTAACAATTGGTCTTTTTGATAAATCAATATTTCCTTTCTCCACAATATCACTATAATTAACATTAGGTTGACCTGCTGGAATATTTTCATAACTAGAATTTTCTATTGTTTTTTTATCAACACACATAATAATACCTCCATAATTTATCCATCAACTGTTACATGTGTAATCAGTGCAAGTAATGTAATTGGTAGCGGGTCACTCATCCTGATGCACACCCTTCCTTCTCTATTTGATGGAGCATTAATTGTTATATCCTTATCTCCACTAAATACTCTTACTGGTTCATCCCAATTTTCTTTTTCTCTGACCTTTAGTTCATACATCTTTTTAAAATCAATTCCAATGAATGCATTACGTGAATCTTCCATTCTTAATGTCGCTTGCATTATACGCTTATTTCTTGTTTGTAATGTCCCGTCTTTTAGGGGGAAGTCAACATTTAATGTTTGAATATCAGAAGTATACGGCAATCCAATATGTACTAAAGTAGCCATAAAATCTAATGTAATTATACCACCATTTACTACTAATTGCTTATGCACATTTCCATCAGCTAAAATAGATACTGTTTTTCCTTCAAGATGTGATAATCCTGTTATTGTATTGGTAGCAACTCCACTATAAGTAATACCACAATCAACAAAATAAGATTCTTCTGATTTTATATATGAATATGTTTCTCCATCATCATCTACTGAATAATAAGTAGTTGGTTCACGCTTTGCAAGTTGCTCCACATATCTTTTAGCAACTCCATCAATTGTTCTATTTACAATAAACCATACTTCGTCACGATCTACTCCTGCAATGCTTCCTACACCTTCAAATTTGCCGTCTGTTACATGTTTAGACCATCCCCATACATCTTGCTCCTTTAAGTAAGTAAACCCTAGCAATGTTCCATCATCACAAACGCACCATATAATTCCATTTGGTTCTTGTGCGTAGGCCCAATCAATTACCTTTCTGCCTTTAAATAGGTGTTCTGCAAGTATTGTTAATTCATTACCAGTATATGAGTCAGAATTGTAATCGTAACCAATGTCTCTTATTGATGATCCTTTTGCTTCTGAATAAACCATCTTATTACCTACGGTTAATGGCGTTAAGTTTGATGCACCGTAATAACCTTGTTGTACTGCTGACTGCGAACTAGGTGTAATTGCAGCATCACCGCCACTTCCTATTTTCCAGTTACCGCCAGTGGTGAATGCAATTATCTTATCTAATGATTTTAGGTTCTGAATAATATTAACCTGTTCGGCAACTAATGGTGTTGTAATGCTATCAGAATCAACCATGGGATACGATATACCAAAGTTAGTATAATCACCACTTTGTGATCCCCATAACGTCTGTGGTTGATTTGCGGTGCCACCAAACCATAATCTATTCTGAAAAAATACCACCGCGCAAGGAAAACCATTTAATCCTGACCATGCCCCTCTATAAAACAAATTAGTTGCAGAAGTAGAACCTAATTCTTTAAGTACTGTTGCTGTTGCGCTTGTACCGCTTGTTACTGCTGTTATTTTAGCTATGCCTTTACTTGTATATGGGTCAAAACTTAATGTAACGTTGCATGTTCCGCTTGTATATACTCCCATAAATGCCCTAATTAATATAATAGATTCATTTTCTGTTCCGCTTGCTATTGGATTATAGTCATCGACCGAACTATAAGTTCTTAATTTAGTCCATGTTGTGCCATTGTCTTCTGATTTTTGAACATATAAAGTTCCTTTCCATATTCCGTGAGTAATTAAATTCCATGTTCCTTGCCCTCTTACTGATCCAGTAGTTGTTGCAGAAGATAATGAAGCTGAAATAGACTGATCTTCAATATCTTGTTCTATTTTCATTAAAGATCCTATTTCTAATGAGTTAAATATTGAAGCTGTAGAGGTCAACGTCACTGTACCAGTTGTTGCGGATGGTGTTATTTTTGTTGTATCTACTAAATTAACATTTGCAAATGGTCCATCGTGGTAATTAAATGTTGTTAATGTCCAATTATCATCAGCAAAGCAAGATAAAACCATTGGTGTATGATTAGGATGTACTAAATACAATACATCTGCAGATTGTGCAAATTTAATCATGGGTAATTCAGTATCTAAATATGGGCTGACTACTTCATACGGCGTTCCCATTACCTTTATTTGCGATCCATTTGCATAGAATCTAATGTATAGATCACCAAATTCTAACATATATGTTTTTGTTGAAGACCTTTGAAATGGTATTAGTCTGCTTTTCTTTGCACTTTTTTTAGATTCTGCTATAAATTTAGTGCCTGCTCTATTTACTGCTGCGCCATGAGCCAATGCGTAAAAGTTTTTCATCGTTTTTAAACTACTTGCATACTTTGCTAAGTCTTGCCTTGCATCCATAATGGGGCTAACTTCTCCACCACTAAAACTATTTTGCATTACATGCATTGGATTAGTTGCCATGTTTTTACCTCCTAGCGTTGATATACGCTCTATCTGATCGTACTTTATTGTTATCTGATCTTTTTTGCGCTCCCTCTACTGCCCCATGAAGCATTGCAATGGATAAAGCATACTGATATTTCTGTGTTATTTCTTGCGTTCTAGTTGCACTATTGGTTAATGGCATGATCAAATCAAGTGCCAACTTATACGCCAATACATCAATAAACAACGGATCATACAACATAGGATCAACTATATTAATAGTACATTTTGCATATGCATTTTCAATGTCACAACCAATATACTTATCAATTCCACTTGTTAGCACTTCATATTCGTTTTGTATTTCTTGGTTTGAGTTAGTTCCATTGTATATTCGTCTGATATGTAAACACTCTGGTGGATATGAATACACGTATGACCATTCTTTAATATCAGATACCACCTGCGCCAACATAATGCTTTTAGTAGCAAAGTTCCACGGAAATTGTCTCAATAGAGAATCTCGTGTATATGGGTAGAATAGGTTACACTGCTCTGCCTGTGCGCTTCTTTCATCCAGTGAGTTAATGCTACCTTGCCCTATATGTGCTAATGCCAAATTACAAATATCTATTACGCTTGCCATAACTTCCTCCTAATTATAAAAATAAGGCAGGAAATTAATCCCGCCCTATTTATCTTTTATTTAATTTGCACATCAATAGAGAAGTTAATGTCTATTGTTCCTGCTGTCATTGGTCCAGTTCCTACGATGTAGTAAGCACGGATATAACGTTTTGACCCTGGGGGAATTAATACTTTTACTACTTCTGTATTTGCGGCTAATGCTGTCTTAGCAATCGGCCCGCTATCATACAATACTATTGGAGTTGTGAACGCTAAGTCGACAGACGTTTGCAATTGGATGTTCAATGTTCCTGCCCCTGCTGCAGTAAATGCCGTGCCTACTCTTGCCGTCATATACAATTCATTACCAATTGCATTTCCTGCTGCGCCTTGGTCAATAACATTAACACTTGCAGCAGTTACCGTAATAGGATTGGCTAAATCTAATTGTAATGCTTTATCAATAATCATATCTTATACCACCTTTGTTTCAGCATTGATAATTTGGTCTACACGTCTTACTGGAATACCATCAAATGCTACTACTTTTCTGCCAGCTATTTCATCCATTGTTAATTGATAGTTTGTTTTGTTAACAATCTGTCTACGTAAGAAAGAACGAACCTTTTGGTTTACATAGAATACAGGTTTACCCATTGCTTGATTAGGAAGTAATTCAATTGCTTGTGTCATAAGGTCAATCAAGTCAGCACCAGCACTAGCGTTTTTAGTTAATGCAGCAGTATCGATATTAGCAATACGAACCACATATCTCCAATCCCTTACGGTAAAACCACAATCCCACTTATAATGAGTGCGGTAACCTTGATATTTATTGCCGTTTACATCAAATAATGTTTGTTCACCAAGGTCTTGATGTTGAAAACCAGCCTTAGAACCTTTAGGGAAAATACCATGTGCAGTAAGGTCGCCCCAACATACTAAATAAATAGATGTTAGTCCAGTAGAGCCACCACCATCTAGGATATTAGCCCCACTCGGTGCAGATAACGACGAGAATCTAGGTTGCAATCCTACGAATCTTTCAGGATTAGCACTAGTATCACCATAAATTAATGATTGTCCCATGGTTTGATTCATGGATTCTAAATATGCTCTATCTTCGCCAAGTCTAAACTCGCTAGCATTGCCGTTTAAGTCAGCTAAAACTTTATCAACTTCCGCATAAGCTTCAAGCATTCCGCAAGTGTCAGTAATTTGAGTTGTTTCAGATTTACTATTAGGAACACCATAATTTAATAGTCTCCATGCTACAGTTGGTAAACCTGCTCTAATGGTTGTTTTATGACCAGTAGGTAGATTGCCCTCAATCCATAACATATCATCTAAAATTTCATTAGTTTGAGTTAATACCTCAACAATTTTATCTACCTTTCCATTTGCATCTAGGCGTTTTGCCATATCTTGCAGTGTTACTGCTGTTCCAATAGTCGCCATTTATAATACCTCCGTTTTTTTATGTATTCATACTAGGATATAGTACATCTGCTGCTGACTTAGGTGTATATTTTGTACCGCCATCAACGAATTGACCCTCTGATATCTGACTACCAATATTTTTAAACAGTGCAATCATTTGTTTGTGATTACCAAGGCCTGTGGATTTCAATACCTCGATTAACTCAGGACTGCCAAACTTACTAAGAGTTTTATTAGCTAATTCAATTTCAGCAGGTTTAAAAGATTTAGTAGATTCAGTTGCCCAATCTTCTGATTGCTTACGTTGTGCTTCTTGCTGTCCAAGTAGTTTAGTACCATATAAATCAATCAGTTTTTGAGCACCGTCTTGTGTTAGTCCTAAATCTTTGGCAATACCCATAAAATCACCGGCAGATTCTTTATCAAATACCATGCCTTCCGGTGCTGTAAAGTCTGCATACTCTTCTGGTGCTGATTGTTTTGTTTCTTCAACTTTTGTTTCCGTAGAATCATTTGTTATTTCTGTATTTGTTTCGGTCGTTACATCTGTGCCAGTTGTATCTTGTGCAGACGTATCGACTGTTTCTTCTTCCATGTTAGCAACTCCTTAAATATTATTGACCACGGTTTCCCATGGTGATCACACTCCTTATTTCTTAATATTTCTAGTATTAAATAAGAAATACAACTAATATCCACTCCTTTTAAAATAATTTATACACACATTATACCATTTATACATAATATGTGTATAAATATTTATTTGTTATGATAAAAAGTTTTTAACTGACTGTATTGCAGTGTCTATCATACCTAGTTTTACAGGTTCTTCCTGTACAGACATACTCATACTCCGCATTAACGGCTGTTCCGAACTAAGAGATTTTACCCATTGTGCTCTTAAATATAATGTATCTCCCACAAATATACTTGACTTGCTTGTATGGACTTTGATAGTACTACCTGCTTCAAAAGTAAATGCTCCATAATCATTAGTTGCAGAAATTGTTAACTGTCTTGTACCTGTATTAGCATTCTCAGCGACTAACTTATAATACCACACCTTAGTTAGGAGTCTATCTGTACTGTAATGGTTCTTGAAGATATCATCAGTATCATGAAAAGAACACACAGCATCATCACTAGCTTGTGTTGTTGAAACTGTTCCTACAATCAAGTTTAAATCAGGTGTAGGGTCTTCTTTCTTAGCGTATGTAATGAACATTCTACAAGGCATCTTATCCTTTATCCATGTGTTATCACCACTGTTCGCCCTGCCTGCAATTACTTGACTAGCAGAATCCCATTCATACATAACCATGTTTCTCCATTTATTATCATTAGGAGGCTTTCCTGAGGTATCATGACACATAACTGTAAAACCCACACAGTACTCCCACGTTTGCCTTTCGTTATTTACAGAGGCTACATAGTAGTTACCGTTAGATTGATATAACAAGGAAGTGTTAACCATTACAGTTTCAACAGTAGAGGTATCTTTAGGAGGTGTAGGATAAGGAGGTTCCGACCAACCACCATTACTATTCAAAAACAAAGTATTTGACTGGGTATTAGGTGGAGTTATTCTTAAATTACCTAATTCAATACTTTCAGTATCTATGGTTCTAAAGTTTTTAGGAATCCAACAATATAAATCGTCACGATACGCATAGTTATAACCAGCCCACTTAACATCAGCACTGTCCTCTGCAAGTGACATTAAAAATCTAAAATCATCTCCGCCAACTTCATCGTACGATAATACAGTGGGTGGCATAACGGCATACCAAGTAAAGAAAGGTTTTACTTTTCTATTGGCAATCAAGTTGCAGTAACACATAATATCAGTGTTAAATACTGTAGTTCTAGGTGGATCATAATCCATATTTTCCATCCACTTACGACCAATAGCGTCCATGTCTTGACCTGTAACATAATGACAACCTTCAATAATTGGCTTTATCTCACACGGTTGGCAGTCTCTTTGTGACCACGGAACACCAGTATTTGAGTCTCCAAGCACATTAATATTAGTTCTCTCTTTGCTAAACATGTCATAGTTTTCAGCATATAAAGTATAGCATTTTCCTTTTTCTAGCAAGAATCCATTATTCAACTCTACTTTGGTAATAACATCATGTCCATGTTCAATCGGCTCACCTTTGTTTTTAAACCAATCAGATTCATAACAACTTTCTGCCAATGTTACTTGTTCATTTTTTTCATACTCATTACAATTTCCTAGTTTAATTGAGTATCTAGCATTATCCCTATCGTCACCAGCAGGAGAATCAAGTCTAATGTTATAACCGTATACTGTAACATCTGATTCAGCTGTGAAAGAATATGGTGTTTTTATCGACATATCAAACGAATCAACTTGCAAGTCCATCAGTTGTCTTTTTTTGTAGTGAGGGAAATATAGTTTATTATCACTTCCTTTGTCATCATAGAAAGACATTGCAAGTGCTCCACTTTGCTTATTAGCGATATGTTTAACTACCATTCCAGTTCCGTCACTACTAAATGTAACTGTATTTCCAAATCTTATGCTGTGTTCGGCAAATCCAACAATTCCAAGATGATTAAAATCAACATCAACTCCGTCAATAATCATTCCACTGCCTACTATTTCACCGTTGTTTCCCATTGGAATCTCACCATCAAGTAACTTATATACTATTGGTTTAGGCGGCAATGGTTCATCTACTATTCCAGTACCACCATACATTATTCTTGATTTCTCGTAGCATACAACTTGCAATGAAATCATGCTTTGGCTTAATGCATATAACCAAATAGTTTGCGTAACTACCGATCCAGTTACCCCGCCAACTAATAAGTTATTGCTTGCACCTGGTATTAATAATACTGCATTAGTAACACCATTTATATCCTGTTTTATGTTTGGTTCTTCACAGCCTTCGCAGATATATACATTCCCTTTACCATAATTTATTACGTTTACGCCGTTAACGTTTAAAAAGTCTATTTTAGTTAGTTCATTACTTGCTAATGTTACAGTCATTTTAGGCAATCCATGTAATATTCTCATTTAATTACCCCTTATTTTTACATTTTATTTCAATTGTAACATTATCTTGGTAAATTATGTACTCTCTTTCTGCCTTGTGCATGAGGTCAAGTCCTTCTAGTCCTAATCTTTTGGCGTTTGCTTCTAGCATTAGTGCCACATTTCTTGTACCTTCGTTAAAATATGTGCGTGAATCCCTTGTAAATGATGTTAAATCCTTGCCACAATCAACACATAGCTTGTAGAAAAACCTTCTGCCATGCTCAGTTTTAAGTATTTCTTTTAAATCTTTTAGGTTTTGTGTGTTTAACTCGTTGGATACTAATTGTTTTAGTTGTTCATCTGTCATTGTTGCATTGCCCCCAATCCCGGCATAAGTGCATCAAGTGCGCTTCCTTGCCCTGTTTGCGCTTGTGATAAATCTTTTGCTACTCCTGCTCCTTGTTGTGCCATTGCCATTGCCTGTTGTGCTTGTTGTGCTTGTTGTGCTGCTTGACGTTTTTGTGCCACCTTGTCGTTAGATACTACCACTCCTGCATCTGTTCCAAGCATATTAGCCATGTTGTCAATTGCTTCATCGGCATCAAACTTATCTGCTGCCTGTGGGAATAATTGTGCTAAATTACCAACAAAACTAGATAACTGTTCTAAAGCGTTGATACCACTCATCTTTTGAGCCTGTGCCATTACACTCACATATTCAACCTTAATAGTTTGTTCTGATATTACTTCCATTACAGACTCGTCTGGCACCGGTAATATTCCAGCACGTTGCATTATTCCGAATATGCGATCAACTACATTGGATAGGAACTCTGATTGAAGGTTGTCTAATGCAGGGCCTATCAAAGACATTTTCTCCTGAACTCTCTCGATAATCTCCCTTGCTGTGATATTTCCATTGTCAATACCCTCTAACATTCTAAACAAATCAACAAAGAAATGTTTATCAACTGTTTGTTCTTTGCGTTGAACTAATGACATAGCATCATCGATGTTTAACTGTACTTGACTTGCAGGTCTAACTGCACTATCTCCCATTTCACGTTGATAATATGTTATACCATTAGGCATAGTGTTTACTCCACCCGCCATCATAACATCAGCAGGTGCTACCATGGGAGGATCAATTCCTTTTTTAATGGCAATGTGCACATCTTCATCAACTACCTGCACTGCTTTAGCATCACCAAGCGAATACCCTCCTGGACCATAACCATATATGTCACTACCTACAGTGTCCCACCTAGCACACATAACAGGAAATTCATCATAGCCACCCACATCTAAGAACTCACCATCTTCTAGTCCTGCACACCAGTAATAAGATGAATATTCCTTAGACCATTTATCTAACTTACCTTTAACCATGTCCTTATTCTTAATTATAAGATGATAAACGTCATGGTAATCATTATATCTCTTATTTTCGTATGCTGATTTAACATTAGGTGGGCAATTATCCAGTGTAAACATGTCTACCATTTCAGATACAGTCATTTTTAACAGTCTTGCAAATCGTTTAACCCGCCCTGTATGGTCTGTACCTATTGCATATTGACCGCATGTTAGTGTTTTACACCTAATAACTGTGTCTTCATCATCGACTATCATCATTACTGCAGTGCCAAATACACCTAATTCTTTATAAAACTTATGTGCTTCATGGTAAAAGTTGCTATGACCACATACATCAAGCATAGACTTAGTAACATCATCACACCACCATCTAACACCTTCTATTTCCGCTGTGTCAGTATCACGTAGTGTTAGTTTAACCCAAGGGCGGGTAGGGGATGTAATACCATTGTGCATACCTGCTGCGAATGTATTACTGGCAATGATAGCATTAGTATTTATCATATCGTTATCACGCCTGTTTCCTTGGTTTGGTTGGTCACCATCAAAGCAACCTAGATATGGATTAATATTATCCCTAATTGATTTCCAGTTTGATACCCATTTCTTCTGTTCTGAAAATATACCATCACATATGCGCTTTAACTCTGTTTTATTAGTTGGGCTATCCTTATTACCGTCAAGCCATTTCATATCATCACCTACCCTAATATAGATTTTTTATCTGTTACTGGCGTTACTGGTTGCCCACTAAGTATGTTTTGTGAATACCCCGTTGCTTGCATCATGCCTTTACGTTGCTTCTTATTATCTGCTGCTGTTGCTTCTCCTGCCCCTATATTTGCAGTTGTAGGGGTTGGTGGTGTTGGTTTTACTTCTGGTGCTGATCCAAAACACATGTTATTATCTCCTTCCCAATACATTATATTTTTGATTGTTGTTGGCGAAAAACTGTCCATTGCTATTTTGTTGTTGCCTGATAGTTGATTTCTTTTGCACCGGATACGCAAATGTAAGGCATAAAGCATCTGCTCTATTTGGTGAAGGTACACCGCGCTTCTTCATATCCTGTTTTGATTCTAGTTTAATCTTACCATCAAGCCTTACCTCATACTCTGGACCAATCAAATCATCATACATTACCTGGTCATCAGGATAACTACCGCCATCCTTGAGCCATTGCTTAATTTGAGACCACATATAAGCACGTTTGTTAAGGTAACCTCTATCCGGTGATTCTCCCGCAAACGATACTAATGTCCAGTTGCGCCCCATTGTCTTGCCTGCGCTAATTAATCCAGTGCCATAGCCTTGGTCAACAAATACTGCATCTGCTTTCTCTTCATCTTCAAATCTTGCAAGGTGTCCAGCTAATTCAAAATCATTATCATTCTTTTGATATACTGCAAGTTTCTTACTCATCAATCCCTGTCGTAACCATATTACTGTTTCATCACCACCATCCCATGCAGGATCTACTCCTATTATAATTGGTGCAAAGTCGAATTGTCCAATTGATAAGTGTTTGCCTTTACCCATATCAGCCAATGAAGTGGATATAAACTGTCGATCACTGCTAGATGGGAACTGTCCACGCACACGCACCTTAACAAAGTCACTATCCTCACCATAATCTGTAATCCATTCTTCAAGCTGCTGTTTATTAGTCATAGCTACTGTCCTGCCGTCAATCTGCTTAGTATGCCAGCGACTGCGCAGTTTACCATTAAAACACGATTTAAAACGTCCAGTATTACGAGTAGGATTACCAAAAGCACACCATATTATTTGTGTGTTAGCATCTGTTAAAGCTCCTTCTGTTACCTCCCATATGATATCTGGTATCGCAGATGCTTCATCCATTACTATTAGTATACGCTTTCCCTTGTTGTGTAGTCCCGCAAATGCTTCTGTGTTGCGTTCTGACCACGGTACCATATCTATTCTCCAAGTCTTTGCATGTTCCGGATCTACACTAGATAATGATGTTGCTTGATAATCAAAGCACTCTCTCCCAATCATTAGCCTATGCCACTTGGCAACCTCTGCCCATGTTTTAAGTTTAAGCTGATTCTCCGTGTTAGCTGTTACAACTCCCTTGGTATCTTCAAATGTTGCAATTGCCCATAATATAATCCATGCTACTAACGCACTCTTACCTATGCCATGACCACTTGCAACAGCAATCCTTATAACGTATGATACTGCCTCACCTACCGTCATTTCCTTGGCTTGTAGACGATTTGTTATGTGTGTAAGTATTTCTATTTGCCATAAATCTGGCCCATTAAATTCAGATAGTTCATTTTCTCCCCACTTGAAACATGCTTTAACAAATCCTAGTGGGTTGCTACTATATGTTGCATGGAATATTGTGTACTGTATTAGGTCTTGTTGTGATTTGTTCGCAGCCATGTGTTACACCTTCTTTTCTTGTGCCTGTGCCATAAATTCATTTAATACCCATTTAGGCAATAATGGCAAACATTCATCTTGAAAATTAATAAATAGTTCCAATGATAACCTTTGTCCTGTCGACATAAAGTAAGCAGGATTTAAATAGTAGCCTGCATCCAATCGTTTTAATATCTTATTTAATACCATTCTGCGCACAAACTCCCTGCCACGTTTGCCTGATAACTCAACTATCATCCCTATTTCATCTTCTGTATACCCTATTATCTTACCTTTATCCTTATAACCTATCATATTAGTATTACCTATCATCAATTGAGATAGATCATAAAGCCTACCTTTATCTTGATATGATATTGTTTTTGGCAATACTACATCACGAAACAATCTTGCCCCTGCTTTGTGACTAGGAAATCTATAACCATCTTCATTCATGCTATCCGAAAAATGTTTATTACTTTCGCTAAGTATTTCTCCATCACCATTAATAACACGTTCATTTTTTATCAATTATACCTCCAATCAGCGGGACAAAAATGTCTCGTTTTGATACCCATATGGGACAAAAATGTCTCACTGTAATTTTATAGATAGTTGATTTTATTGGGTTTGTAAGCATCGTCACCAAATCGACTTAGTATAACTACTTAATCGTTAGCTATTTCCTCGTTCCCTAGCAGCTTTTAATTCATCAGCCAATCCTCCTGTTACCGTTACCTCTTGTTCTGTTTTATCTTTCCATCCATAATTATTCTTAAGATTGAATATTACGCCTGCAGGGTTCTTTGCAGTATATAAATGTTCCTCTGCATAATTGTGGCATTTCATCTTTGCGTGTGAAATAGTGTCAAAAAATTCATCATCTTTACTATAATTTAATAAGTTTTCCCTATTAGTATCCAATGCAATACACAACCCAGTAATTGTAAATGGTCTAAACTGTACTGTCTCAAATCCAACTACATCACCATTTTTATTATATAGTTTTTCTTCACGAAAACACGATTCAAAATATCCATCAATTAAAACCTTCATATCTTCTACACATTTAAACTTCTTAGGTCTACCAACCTTTTCTGCCATATTTACCCCTCCTAAAATCAATTCTAAGCTACTTTATATTATACACCAGTACGATTGCATAGGCTAATAAATAGTAATGATACAATATTTATTTAATTTGATTGTTGACATTAAAATTCAAACATGTTATAATAAAGACAAGTTAAAGACGCGGACAACAAAGGGTGTCGGTCACAAGGGGTTAATTAAAATGAGAATAACACTAACTAATAACTTTCACAATACATCAGTAGTTTTTAATGCTAAAGAAGTTGCTTGTAGCGGTAGTAAAATATTAAAACTTTCATCTTCGCAAGTTAAAAAATCACAAAAAACTTTATGTGGTTGTAACGGATGTAAATGCAGTAACGAGTTAGGAGTTAATGGACATCAAGAATATGAAAACATAGAAATTAGTAAAGTTGGTGAAGCAACAATGACTAGTAAATTATGAGTAGTGGCGGAAAACGCACTGGCGCCGGCAGAAAACCAACCAACCGCAAGCCAATAACTCGCCAAGTAACCGAATGCGAAAAACTAGCAATAGACAATTTACTAAAACAATTAAGAGCCACCAAATAGGTGGTTCTTTTTATATAAAAGAAAAAGACTAGCAATTACGCTAGTCCTAATAATTATTTATTTAGCTTACTTCTTAACTCTTTTATCTGCTTGCTTAACTTTCTATTCCTTGCATACAGCATTTCATTTTCTTTTTCAAGTTCATTAATATGTTTTTGTTGCGTACCTTGTACTGTTATTTTCACGTTTATTCCTCCAACATCTTAATAATATCAACAGATTTCTCTCTTACCGTAAAAATACCTTCAATAGCCACAGTTGTAATAAAGCACTTATCTTCATACTGTAAAACACTTACAATTTTATCTTTTGCTATAAATACTTTAAAATCTTCTGTTGTTGTTAATGCTATGAACTTACTAACTTTTTTAAATTCATCAAGTTCAATTTTATTATCATTATCAGTTGGCGTTTCAATAATAATCCATTCTTTGTCATTTATTGATTTTTTGCAAATATCTAAACTATAATCATAACAATATCCTAAATCTTTAACTCCATATATTGCATATTCTTCATCTCTTTTTATTGCTTTATATTCTTTATTATCTTTGAAGTATTTAAAATAAAACTCATTAGGTAATTCAATTTCTTTTTCAATTGTTTCATATTTATCATAATTAAAGCATTTAATACTACAATATGCTACTGTTTCACCAGTATATCCATTAGCATTCTTGCATCCTCTGCATTTTATTTCATATTCTTCAACATATTCCTTCGGCATAGCAATAACCAACTTTCCATTAGTAACCAAATATCTTAATTTACCATCTGTAATTACATCAAATATATCACCTTGTTTAATTCCTAAACCATTTTCAATTACATCTTTAATTACTTTAACTTTCATTATCGCACTTCCTTTTTTAAATATTCAATAACATCACCTAAACTTTTAGCTACCAAATGATTGCCACCATAACTAACTATATCATCTCTAAACTTTTCCTGATCCTGTGATAGTTTACCTTTTTTAGCTTTAACCTCTATAAATACAGTAACGCCATTTTTCATTGTAATTAAGTCAGTTATTCCACGGTAACAAAACTTTCCTTGTTGATGTATTTTAAAACAAAACCAACCATTATCTTTTAAATATTTTTTTATATAAGTTTGAATATTGCTTTCACTGTTTTCTGTACACATTATAGAATGTTCTAAATCTGGATAATTGCATATTTCACACTTATTACTCATAGTCACGTAGCTTACTCATTAAAATATCCCACGCAGTGTAAACTTCGCTATCCTGCTCATTAATTTGTTGTTGCACATATTCTGTAATTCTTGTTAGTTCCCATTCCGATAACTCAATCAGTTTCATTCTTTATTTCCCCCAATATTTCAGCACGCTTTTGGCATATTGTAGCTTCATCTTTCGAGCATCTAACAGTTAAGCAATCTCCATCTTTAAAATTATAACCGAAATAACAATGAGTTTCTTTTAACGTTAATTTTCCCAACTCAGCATACTTTTCTTGTTCAGCTAAAACATCAATAATATGTCTATTGCATTTTACGCAAACAGTATTATTTTTATATTGTCTCCATTCGTGCTTACAATTCATCTTTAATACCTCCATCGTATTTAGCAACAAATAAAACATTATTACCACATTTATTCAAAGTCCATACTTGATAACTACCGTCATTTTTAACCAATCCCATATCTTTCTTCTGACTAGCAGCTAACTCAATTGCTTTTTGTTGCCAGTATTCTTGTTGCTTGGTTACTTTATGGTTTTCAAATTCTAATTCCATAGTTATTCTCCTTTATTTAAAAATCAATATCGTTATTAACATCTGTTCCAAAGCCAGTCGTATCTGTTTTATTTTCCCGTTTCTTATCTTCTTTCTTTTCTAAAAATTCAATATTTATTGCCACAATTTCAGTTGATTGTTTTTTTACTCCATCTTTTTCGTAATTACTGATCTGCAATCTACCTTCAACTAAAACTTTTATCCCTTTTATTAGGTTATTACCCACCATTTCAGCCATTTTATCCCAACAAGTTACATTTATAAAATCTGTTCGTTTATTATCTCCAAATCCACTGTCAACTGCCAAACTAAAACTTGCTACTGCTTTACCTGCTTGTGTGTATCTAACCTCCGGATCGCGTGTTAATCTTCCGATTCCTATCCACTTGTTCATTTTATTTACCACCCTTTATATTTTGTAATTCTTAAGACTCTATTTATTCTCTATCATCATATTCCCATTCTTCTAATTGTTCAAGAATTTCAAAAATATCATCTTCATAACTTTCAAATAAAATCCTATCTAACGCTTCCATTAAATCATCTTCACCTTCGAATTCAGGATGTTTATTTTTAAGCTGTACATCAAAGAAAGGTTTATCACCAGTTCTTCAGTCATCGTCTTCAATCATTGAGTAATCATACTTTTCACCCATAAATTCTAATTCAATTTTTTCTATTCTGTTTTCGTAAGTTTTTGTCAACTTAGCCATCAAAATCACTCTCCATCATTTTATTTTAACAAACCTAAACACTACTATTAAAACCATTTTAAAATCAAACCAAGCTATCGTTACGGCTTAATGTGGTACGATCTTGCGCTATTCTTTTCCCTAACTAATCTATGCAACTCTATAATTTCTTCTTTAGTAAATAATATTTCTAATGCAGTTTGCCGTATGTATTGTCCGTCAACATATTCCATTCCTAATTCTAGTCTGTTTCCTTCATCGCACATCCAACTATTAAATGCATCCATTTCCTCAACATTTTCACTTTCAATATGTTCCATTTGTTTCCAAGGCGTATTACTTAGATATTTCTTAGCCGACTGCACCTCAACTTCCCTTTTCTCCTGCAACTCCATCAACAAGTCGCGAACACCCTTATTAAAATTACTCTCTGAAACATTAACGCACACTGACTTCCTCATTCCAAAGTTAAAATATTCTATTGTTTTATCCAAATCGTTCATTATTCTTCCCCCAAACAATAACCAAATTTATCTAAAATTATATGCATTAAAACATCTTTTGCTTCTTTGCTGGTATTGTCCCCGGTAACAAACTGTCTATTATTGCAAATAGCAAGTAGCATATCACTAACCAAAATCCCTACTTCTGGCAGGTCAACGTTTTCAAATTTTAATCCCAATTGTTCACCATCATGTTCAATATGTATAATCTTTTTCATTATATTACTCCTATTTATTTAAT